CAATTGCGAATTTATGCTACTGCAATCATTAATTAAATAGTATTTTTAATTCCAAAAAGCTCCTGAACTGCAAAGAAAAATGGGGGGTAACTTCAGGAACTGCTTTTAGGTCCGCCATCGGGGGGGGTACTACCGTCCCAAATCTTTCCAAACAGGTTGGGATTACCGGGGGCTGCGATCCCTTCTCGCGGAAATGTAATTTCTACAGCATTTTCTTTCATTGTCACAATGGGACGATCATCATCTTCGCCCTCTCCCATTAAATACCCCAGTACTCTAATGGTAACCTCGGTAGTAAACATTCTCATTTCTTCACCCAAAGCGGCTACTGTATTAGAATGACTGAAGTTCTGATCGATGAATGCTTCATAAAGATGTCCATTTCGTTTTAAAATAAATGAATTAATCTGTCCGGTTCGTCCCAAAAAAGGAGTCATTAGGGTATTCATCTGTTGTTGATATTCTGATCTAATAGAAATCTTATATTCCGCATTAATATATACAGGGATAGGGACTGACAGAGTTTGGATGACTACTTTCTTATTTATTCTGGGAGAATAGCGTTGTTTGGTGCCGGCAGTATTCATACGTGTCCCGGAAGCCACTGCAAAATTTCGAGTCTTATCCTGAACAATGCGCTTGGCGATTACCATCCGGCCGGTTCGGCCGTCTCCCTTGCCTGAATACAAATTCGCTTGATATCCTCCTTTCCGGGCAGGATCCTTAACAATCCCAGTGCGCTCTACACTAATCAGTGGGAGTTTTAATGCGCCGGCATCGTCGCGTAAGTCCTTATTATGCTTAATCTGATATGCTCTCTCGGGCGCTTGCCATAATACAGGCACTTCTGTAAACCCTTCATTCGTTCGCACACTCAACTTAAGATCTTCTTTAATCCAAGAGACTAAAGAATAATCAATACTCTCAATGGTCGAGGCCAACAGTCCCACCTCTTTAAGAGTGAAGTCAGCCTTACCGTTGCTTCCCGTAGGAATCATCGCAAAATCAAAGTTATCAGGTAGCATCGAATAGTCCCTTTCTGGCGCGCTTGCAAGTAGCTGCAATTTCAAAACTGTGATCTACTTGTCCGAACAGCTTAGTCGGCTCGGACAGCTTAACAATTTCATAATAATAATCTCCATAGAGCACAAAATCGCCTTCGCGGACATATAAGTCTTGGTCCTCTGTTAAGCGACGTCTATGGAAGTGAACCGAAATTTCCCAGGACTTATCGAGCCCAAAGCCATCCATATATTGAGTAGAATAATCTGTAAATTCGACGAGAGCATATACTCGAATGGGTGGCAGGTAGCTTTTTTCGATGGCTTCACCATACATTCCATGAAAATCAGTAGCACCCAGATCAATAGGATAATAAAGGATCTGTTGCCCAATGACTTTTTCAATTAATTCATCATTAACCTGTTTTACAAGGTTGCGTTCTTTTCTTCCTAAAAAAAGTGGGGGCGGTGGATTCTTTGGTCTTTCCCATTCATTATCGGCCATCATTTATTATCCTACAAAAATTGGAAGTGGAGAAACTTTCAATATATTAGCTGCTGCATCCGTAAGCTCTTGGTCTGTCTTCGCCAATTCACCATAGGTGATGGTATCTAAGATTTCCATGAGCTTATCCTTAAGAACAGTTTGTTCTTCTTTTGCTTGGCTCAATAATTCGGAGTGATTCAAGGTTACGCTTTCTCCCGGGATAGGCATTGTCGTAAATTTGCCTCTAATCTGTCCTAGCATCTCTTTGCATAAAGCTAAAGCATATTTTCTAATCCATTGCTTTCCAATAGCATTAATGTTCACATAGGGAAGATTATCAAATGGCATTGTATTCAAGTTATTAATACCTTGAACACCCATATTGGTTGTGCCTTGCTCCCAAGGAGTAATATCCACCATAAACTTGACCCATACACGATCAGCGAACCCATCTGCCCACGCATCAGGAGTGGGGAAGAGCCTTAATTTATCATTTATAATCTCATAAGCATAATTGGAGGTCCGAGTTGTAATCGAATCTTCATACATAATGGCTTGAAGTTTGTTTTGCCATGTAGGGATAATCTCAAAAGTAGAATCATCCGCATATTGTCCATAGGTGGAATAATTTCCTACGACACCGAACCCTCCATAGTACCCATAGAAGCGCCACATTGCCCTAGGAGACTTGTAAAAAACTTGTTGCACGATAATACGCTTGTTATCAACTTTGCCGGTATAGTCGACCGTCTTGCCCGCATCATCTACCCCGGAATCAGAGGCACTTTGAATGATGGACTGTAGATTATAGTCCTGTTGGCTGCTGACGGGTTGAAACGAGGCCGAATATTGGGCTACTGTTCCACCAAAGCCTGCGGCTGCCGCGGCTCCATCGCCTACTCGCCGTGCATACCCAATGGTAAAACGAGGATATGCCAAATTGGTGCCAGATGGCCCCGTCTTCATCTCGCCCAGATGATCAAAGGTTCCCGTCTGGTTGCCCAAGAAAGTAGAGAGACTATTTTTAGACTGATGAATATTAATGATATAAGAATATTCTAAAACAGCTTCTTCATATGCAGCATATACGTTCGACGGAGTTAACTCAATATCGACAACATCGCCGCCGAGTTTCTTATAGGTATAGGCTACTTGGAGTGAGGCTCCGCTCAGAAAATCTGCGGATCCTGTGTACATTCCAAACGGACATCCGGCCGCTACTAGTGCAGCGCTTCCGGTAGCAGTTAAAACAATAGCGCTTGTTTCAGATATTGGATTTAGCTTAGTTGGCATTAATGAAATCTCCCCTCACCCTAAATAGTGATCTCATTAACAATATGCCGGCGATAACCCGGGTTCTTTAGAAAGGTTAATAGTTGTATATCAATTATTTGGTTTTTTTAGTTGTGGTCTTCGAAGACTTTCGCGTTCTGCTAGTGGTTTTCTTAGTAGCCTTTGTCTTAAAAGTAGTCGACTTCTTGGGCTTGGGGGGAGCGAGTGTTTCTTCAGTTACAACTGTTTCCACTTCAGTCAGTGCCACCATTTCAATTGGTATTGCGGCTATTGTTTCAGTCAGTGGGTCCGAGATGTCCTCGTGCGCTACTAAATAACTACGCTTTGCTCCAAACTTTTGTGGATTTCTTAATGCTCGTCTTTTCTTTCCCATGGGGAACTCCTGTGTAATATAGTAATTAGTTGGTCTTCTTCAAAAAGAAAAATCCCCCCAACCCAAAAGGGAAGGGGGGAGATAAAATATATATATTTTAAGGCTTAGGTATGAGCGTTAATCCAGGCGACAGACGACTTGGCGTCAACAATCATCCAGTGCTTGGACGAACTACACACAAGGTGAAGACATCCGCCCTTGGCCGCGGCATCACCCCAGCCCAGTTTGCGATGGGAGTGGAACGCCACGGTTCCGTCTTCCATATCTGCCTTGTACATCACCGCGTAACCATTGATTGTATGGCTAGTTCCGCTATCAAGCAGAAGCTCCGAATTCGCATGGCTAGCGGCAACCAGTATAAACTTAAGCTCCGCGCCTACCGGCGGATCTGCCGGCAGAACGAGTTCCAAGTTCAGTGCTGCGGCGCCGCTCAGTAAGATCACCTTACCATAATCAGCCGCCGTTAGGGTCGCATCTGCTGTAACCACCGACCTCACCTTGGCGCGGCGCGCCCCAAGTTGATTTTCATTTTCGTTAATCAGGCTACGAATTCGCGCCCAACCTACTCTTTTGGTTCCCATAATATATTTCTCCTTATATGAATATTAATTAGGTCAATTAACGAAAGGATTTCTCCTTCCTGCCGTAAGTAGTTTCTCCAATAAAGAAAGCCCCCGTCTTTCGACAGGGGCTTAACTTTTATTTTGCTTCTAGGGTTTAGCTAGTAGCACCTGCCTCACCTAAGAGACCACGCACGATAACAAGACCGTACATATCGGGACGCACCATCTTCTTGGCGTACCGAGTCATCACGCCCTTGCGGGGCACGAAGTCTTCAGGGCCAAAGATAGTTGGTGTAGTCTGCAGCGGCACATAAGGTGCGTACACATATCCACTTTCAAGGAAAGAGGAACCGCGACGACCAACGAGGACCACGTTTCGCAGGAAGTATGGGTCAACAATGACGTCAAACTTCTTGGAAAGCGATCCAGCCTTGACAGCACCCACGGAACCAGTTTCATCATCTGCCGTAACAGAGGCACGGAAACCAGCCGTGAACTCAAGGATGTTGGCAACTTCAGGTCCGCAGACGATGAAGTTAGCACCACCACGCAATGTCTTGCGATGGATCTGTGCCGAGACATCATTGATAGTTTCAATGAGAGTCTCATACCACTCACTCACAGTACCGGTGAAGTCGGGAGCAGCGGAGGCGGCGCCGACTTCAACGCCAGAGACCCGGTTCACGAAGAGACCCGGGGCACGAGCCCAGTAGTAGGTTTGAGCGGTTGCACCGTTGACTAGATCCGCAAGAATCTCGCGGTCAATCTCAAGAGCAATTTGCTCAGAGAGAATGCTGGTCAACTCAACCTCAGCATCAAGGTTGTGGTAGGCGTTAAGATCTTGTCCTAACTCCGGGGTCCACTTAGCCTTGAGCTTCTTGGTCTGCGCGACGACTGCAACAGAATCGACCTTGATGTCGATCTCAGGGATTTCAGGATTGCCTTCCAGTCCCCAAGTTGCAGCACCGATAACGGAACCAAGAGCACCACCAGCGTTGAAGTTATCTACGATGGGTACCTGAGAAACACCAATGGCGCCAGCAACGGCAACCACGGTTGAGGCAGAGAGTGCAACAAACACACTCCGCACTGCCTGAACATTGCTCGTCAACTGTGAAGCCTTGACTCCGGGAGGGGCAGCACCTGCAGGAACGACAGTCGTACAACGACGAACCAGTTGCCAGCCGGCAACCTGCAGCAAGGTTTCAGCAGCCGAGCCACTAATCTCGAATGCAGCAAGGTTTCTGAAGTCTGCCTGGGCTGTCGTATAATCGGAATAAGCCAGATCCAGAACAAGTGCCTTATAACCCACATCGGCGCCGCCGAGGGAAGCAACCGTACCAGACAAAGCTAAGAGATCGGGATCCCATTGAATAAGCTTCTTCTGATCAGCAGATGCGCTATTAATCGCAAACTGTGTTACAATTGCTTGATTAGCAGCAGATGCTGCGTGAGAGGTTGAACCACTCGGTGAGGAGTAGGCATAACCACGAGCACCGACCGTGCGAGGACCCGAGAGGTCATCACCACTCGAACTCACAAGATTCAGACCACCAGTGATCTCGGCACCAACCGCAGATCCACCATAGATCGACTTGTTAGCTAAGTTACCAAAGCGGTCGGTCTGTGTGTCTGTGTTGTCTCCAAGATTAGGTGAGAACACGAAATCCAGGAAGAAGATGAGTCCCGAGGGGAGACTCATCGGCTGAACGCTAACGAGATCGTTAGCAATCAACCCTGCGAAAACACGTCGGACGATGGGGAATGCGACGGCAGCAAAGCCTTCGACATCACCAGCGGCCATGGACGAGTTCTCACGCAGGAGTTCCTTAGCTTGGTTCTCAAGTAACCGAGCCATAGACTCCCTCTTACGATCAGTTCCCAAACCCTCTAAGAGTCCGGTGCGCTCCCACTTTGTTAACAAAGCGTGACCTTCGGCGCGCATGTCACGATTGATAACACCTTCGGTCAATCGTTCAATAATACCAGCCATTTTAAAATACCTCCTATAATATATGTATTTGTATTAATCTTACTTAATACCTGCTAGTTGTTTCATCCTATCCGCAATTGGATCGGATGAAATGCTTTCCTTGCGGGAAGCACGGATAACAGAAGTAGTACGACGACCAATTGCTTCGCTCAGTGATTGTGGCCCACTCTTTCGGGTAGACTCCACTGCGCTTTCAAGCGTTTGATATATTGTCTTTGCTTCTGTTACGGAACCAGCTTTCGAAATAGCGTCGGCAATTTTTGTTTTTTGCCGCTCATTTAGGGAGGTATTTCTCAAAACACGGTTCGTGTAAAGCAAGCGAGCATTAGAAAGATTTACATGATGCACATTCTCTCTTATCTCTTCAGTTGCTTGCTTGTATTGTTGAAGGGTCTCTTTGAGTTGCTTATTTTCAAAAACCAACTCTTCCTGAGCCTTTCTTAAAGTCTCTAGATCATCTTGCATATCAGTACTACGACGATGTGCAAGTGCTCTTTCTAATTCATATTTAATATCTTCGGATGAACGTCCAGCCCACCCTTTCAAACTGGCGCCCATGTCGACGGTCAGTCTTTCCACGATGTCGTCAATTAATTCCTCGGAAATTTCAAGGTCTTCGCCCAATCCAGTTTCTTCTCCAGCAAAGGAGCCTGGATCTTTCTCTTCCTCTTCATCGCCTTCTTCATCTTCCATGGCGCTACTATCAGCGGCAGTCGCGGCGGCGCTTCCAGCGAGAGCCTTTCCACTATCGCCTCCGATGTCTTCAGCAATAAAGGCAATTAATTCTGCTTCAGTTAAATCAATTTCCTCCTCTCCTTGAAGATGCTCGACGGCTTCTTGAAGGGCATCGAGGTTAATATCAACCTCGACTTCTTCGCCTGTGTGCGGAAGCCTGTTCAGGTTTTCGCCTTCGTTCTCCGAGAGATTATCAGTAGCAGCCAGGGGAATGTCTTCGGCGACTTCTTCGGGAGGCTCGCCGGTGGCGGCGGGGTCGTCGGCCGGCAACGCCATTTCTCCTCCAAGGTCTGCGCCCATATCCATTTCGCCACCAGCGGCCGCAGGATCGGCCGCAAGAGGATCAGCGGCTAGCGGATCTTCTTCTTGTTCTAAAAGCTGGTTGAGGGTCTTACGAACTTCCTCTGAATACTTATCGATAACTGTCGTTTCTGCGCTTTTAAGGGCAGCCTCACGGAGAGCCTTTGCATCTACAATAGCGTCTCTTAGTAAATTAGACATTAATATGCTCCTTAAATGGCATTAATTCAAAATAAATAGTGTCAACAAACACGAAAATCCCCATTATTGAGTTATTCTATTCACATAACCTAGGGAAGTGGCATCGCCGTCCCAATAATCTGCCATGCATAAATTCCTGCCGAGATTTGTAAGGCTTGAATTCGCATGCCTTCACCCTCCCCTATTGACACTGAAGCAGTATACTCAATCTTCTCGCTACCATTAGGATCTATCTCTGTTTCGCGATGCTTGCTTATGTTCTTAATATAATATACAGTACCATCTACAGTGGCGGCAGCCGGTAATGATGCCGTCAGATTATTAGCGTTGCCGCTCATATAAATAACATTGTCCGATACGAGTAGGGTGTAATTTGCTGTCTTTACTGCATAAGGTAACTTCACTCCATGAGTGACTACTAAATTGGAACACGTCAGAGAGGTGCCGGCGGCGCCGGAGGAGCCTGTTTTAAAAGAGAGTGCCCCATCAGATGTAAAGGCTCCATCGGTGGTGCGCATAAACTGGATCTCTCCTTCACCCCCCGATCCTGTGCTGGCGCCGGCCGGGGTATTCGTCAAGTTCGCCCCATCGCCATAAAAAGCAGAT